TAGTTTATACGGATGTAGTGATAAACAAAAGCGGTTCCCCTACGGACTACTACCTAATTGAAAGTGCATCTATACCATTGCAATCTACCTTCCAGCCTATTTCGGATACGTTGGTATTACAAACCGGTGATTCTATAAAGATTTCTACTACATTCTCAGCTTCATTCGATACCTTATTATCGTATTTAGAAATCACATAATGACTGTATAAGTTACATATACCGATATTTATATAAAATAGTATGTCAGTATACGTTCCAATATATCCAGGCTCATCATCATTCTTTCCGGGAGATACTCCCTTTGGATTTTATGATTATGAAATCAAATTCCAAGAGGATGCCGATAAGGTAGTAGATTTCGTAGCTACTAGGCTTGGTTATCCTATTAATGATGTCGAATTACAGGCAGATAATATCTATACCTGCTTTGAGGAAGCAATCACCGAGTACGGAAATCAGATTAATACATTTAATGCACGTGATAATTTAATTAATGTATTAGGATTGAGTACCGGTTCATCCTTTACCGGTAGGTTATTAGATAATTCATTCGAAGGTATATTTCATATAGCATCTACATATGGCACTGAAGCCGAAGCTGAGGGTACATTAACGTTATATACCGGATCGATTACAATTACTGAAGGAAAACAGGTATATGATTTAACTGATAGTTCAATTGTAACCTTAGAAACCGGCTCAGTAGCAGCAGATGTGTTTGAAGTTCGAGAGATATTCCACCAAAATCCTCCTGCGATTGTTAAATATTTCGATCCATTCGTAGGTACCGGTTTAGGTTCACAGCAGTTATTAGATACCTTTGGTTGGGGTAATTATTCTCCCGGTGTATCTTATCTCTTGATGCCGTTATATGCCGACGTACTTCGACTGCAAGGTATTGAGTTTAATGATATGATCCGTAAGAGTGCTTATGGATTCCAATTATCGAATACTAGATTTAGGATATTCCCGGTTCCTACATATGACTTCACTGTATATTTCAACTATTATCTGAAATCAGAAAAACGAAATGTACTTCGTAGAGGACCTGGATTAGTATCAGATGCAAGTAATATCCCGTACGGCAACTTAAAGTATACATTGATAAATGATATCGGTAAACAATGGATACGTAAATATACATTGGCACTCTGCAAAGAAGTGTTAGGTTTGATTCGCGGCAAGTATTCATCGTTACCAATTCCTAATTCAGAAATAACTTTGAACGGCGCTGATTTAGTATCTCAAGGCGCTACTGAAAAGGAAGCATTGATTACTGAATTGCGTGAAACGTTAGATTCAATGTCAAAGCAGGCACAGTTAGAAAGGAAACAGGCAGAAGCGGAAGCATTACAAAATCAAATGGTGAAGATGCCGCTATTCATCTATACAGGATAATATATGGCATTATTTGGATCGGGCCGCGATGCGAGTTTAATTAGAAGTCTCTCAAAGGAGTTAATCAACCGGTATGTAGATACTGAGGTTGAGTACTTTAAACTGTCCTTAGAAAATACCAATGAAAATTTATACGGGGAAAGTTCTGAGAAAGTATTTTTTAGGCCCGTACGTTTATCCTGTTTAGTACAGAGAGATGAGAAGGTAACGAGTGCTGATGATTTGGGTGTGGATTATAACAGGACTGCATTGTTCTCATTTTTACGTGATTCATTAGTTGAAATCAATGTATATATGTCTCCGGGAGATGTAATTCGTTGGAACATGGAATACTTTGAAATCGATCAGGTTGAGAATAACCAATATTGGACCGGAAAGAATCCAGATACACATTTAGGTACTATTTATGCAGAAACGCCTGAATTTGGTTATAATACATCAGTTCTGGTCCAGGCACATAAGACACGATTAAGTAAACTCAATATACAAGAATTTAGAACCGGGAATAACATTAACAGATATGTTCCTAAAAACTTATAATGTCAAAACCGTTATTAAATAGAACCCTTTCAAGTACATCCTTAGATCCTAAGATTAGTAGGGCTACTGAGATACGTAGAGATACGGATACTATAAAAACGCCCAAAGTTGGGTTGTATGATATAGATTATGCAATCTATTGGTTTATCCGTGAACGTATCCGTCCCTATATAGTTGATAACGGAAATATTGTTGAGGTTCCGGTAATATTCAGTAACGGAGAAACCTGGGCTCAAGTACAAAAACATGGATATTTGCGTGATAAGGAGGGAAAGCAGATTACTCCACTTATTACTATACGTAGAACGGGTATGGCTGAACGCGATGATTTGCGTAAATTAGATGTTAACCTTCCTCAGTTCCGAAAAGAACAAAACATGAATGTAATGTTCTTACAGTCTAAATACACTAAGAATAATACATACGATCGTTTTTCAATATTAAATAATGTAAAACCCACGAAAGAATTCTATACATTAGCAATTCCTGAATATGTATTAGTATCATATGAGATATACATATGGGCAGAATACACCGAGCAATTGAATAATATTGTGGAGATGTTATTACCTGCAGGTGGGTATGCTTGGGGCGATACTTGGAAATTTATTACACATATACGAGATTTCTCCTATGAAGTGACGAATACGGCCGCTGAAGATAGGATAGTGCGTGCTACCTCCACGTTGGAAGTTAAGGGACAGATATTAATACCATACGAGTATAGAGTTTCTAACTTACAAAAATCGTTCTCTGTTAAACGAGTAGTGTTTGGAAATGAATTCGAGACAGATAACTCTCAAGTAGATTACCCGCCCCCAGGAGGTTATCCGAATAATACCGGAGATAACTTTAAAAAAATTCACAGAAGATTTGATCAATAGATCAAAATTTGTTATATTATAAACAAATAAAAGGATGTTATGTCAGAACCAGTAAAATTAACTACAGAAGAATTACAGCGCTTAGAAGATTTGCGCAGGCAGAGTGATGAATTAGTATTCACTGCCGGTCAACTTCAAATTCAACGGATTGATTTAGAAAAACGTTTACGTTTAGTTATGGATGAGATTGCAAAATTGGATGCAAGGTATGATGCAATCTTAGATAATGAAACTAAATACAATACCGAATTATTTGAAAAATACGGTCCGGTTTCAATTGATATTGGTTCTGGCACAGTTACACCAACTAAATAATTTTGGTGATTATCCTACATATTTATAAGAAAAAAAAAGGATAAATCGTAATGGCAGAAAAAATTGTATCGCCTGGTGTGTTTACCAATGAGGTCGACCAGTCGTTTTTACCTGCAGGTGTTGCTAATATCGGTGCCGCAATCATCGGCCCTACCGTAAAAGGCCCTGCATTTGTACCTACAGTTGTAGGTTCTTATTCCGAATATATACAGAAATTCGGTAATGTATTTACTAGTGGTTCTGGCGCTACTAAGCGTTCATACAAGTACCTTACTAGTTATGCAGTTGAACAGTATTTAAAGAATGCTACCAGTGTAACGGTAGTGCGCGTAATGGGAGCAGGATATGCAAAAGCATATAGTAATGTTGCTTCATCCGGATCTGTTACAAATCCGGCAACATATGGTTCAGGTTCAGATGGTGCTTCGTTTACATTGCATACCTTAGCAGATGGCACTATTTTAAATTCTGGACAACAGGGTGCATCCACGCGTGGTACCGGTTCAGGTGCCGATCAAAGTACCAATGGTATTTTAGTTTCAGGTTCTACCGATAATTTACGTTGGGAAATTTCCAATGTGAATGAAGCTAAAGGTACATTTACCTTAGTTATTCGTCGTGGAGATGATACTAATACTAGCAAAACTATTTTAGAAACGTGGTCAAATCTTTCATTAGATCCTAATTCACCCTCATACATTGCACGTAGAATTGGTGACCAAGTATACACTTTAGCAGATGCAGGAACAACTCAACCTTATCTGCAATTAAGTGGTTCATATCCCAATAAGAGTGCATATGTTCGCGTTGCAGTAAATAAAACCACGTATAACTTCTTAGATAATAACGGTAATGTATCTGATGCTACCTATTTAGCTTCATTACCTGCAGCAGTTTCTGGAACGTTTGCGTTTGGTGCTGATGGTGCATTGAGCCATCCGGCTAAATATTTTGAATCGATAGATAGTACAAATACACAGGGTGTAGCTGCTACCGTATATGCAGACGCAATTAACCTGTTAGCTAACCAGGATGAATATGATATTAACCTGTTAGTTACTCCGGGTTTATTAGATGATATCACTGCACATGCAACACAAATTACCACAGCATTGAATATGGTTCAAAACCGCGGTGATGCATTTTATGTAATTGATCCGGTTCAATACGGAAGCACGATTACCTCAGCAACACAAGAAGCAGATGACCGTGATACTAGCTATGCTGCTATGTATTGGCCATGGATCCAAATACCTGATCCTGATTTAGGAAGGAACGTTTGGGTACCGGCTTCAACTCTGATTCCTGGTATCTATGCATTCAATGACCGAGTATCCGCTGAATGGTTTGCTCCTGCAGGTTT